CAAGCTGGAGCATTACTCCAGCGACACCGCTGCCCGCGAGCGTGACGCGAGCGTCGTCACCCGTTCGACGGCTACCGTCGGCTTCACGACCGACGACATCCAGCCTGAAAACCTTGCCATGATGTTCAAGGGCAGCAAGACCACGCTGACCGAGGCCGGGTCGACCGCTGCCACCTCGACCTTCAATGGCTTCAAGGGCCGCTGGTTCCAGCTTGGCGTCGACGACGACAACCCGTCGGGCGTTCGTGGGATCACGTTCACCAGCCTCAAGAAGGGCGTGGCGGTCATCGCTACGACTGAATACGTCGTCGATGCCACGCTCGGCCGCGTCTTCCTGAACGAGGATGCTGCCGGGTTCACCGACGGTGACGCACTGGAGGCCACGTTCGACGTGGAAGCATCGACCCGGACCGTGATCCTCGCGACCGGCGAACAGGTGCAGGGCGCGATGCGCTATATCGCCGACAACACCGAAGGCGATAACGTCGACTACTTCTGGCCCAAGATCATCGTCAGCCCTGACGGCGACTACCAGTTCAAGGGCGACAACTGGAACGAGATGCAGTTCACCGGGGAAGTCACCAAGAAGGGGCTGCTGGAGAAGCTGTACATCGACGGTCGTCCGCACCTCGCGTAATCCTGTCTGCACACAGGGTAGTCGGAGGGGACGGCGTTTGGGTTGGGAGTTCCCGGCTGCGCCGTCCCCTCTTTTCTGTCACAAGGAGTCGAAATGGCAGTTGATTTTGAAATCCCGACCGAGAGGATCGAGGTCGGCAAGGGAGGCTTCGACGTTCGAGGCGTCGATGCCGAGACACTGGTGTTCATCACCTCCGGCTATCTGGAGGACATCAAGAAGGCGGTTGCCCGGTACGGCCTCCGTGGCCGGGTTCCGCAGAGTCGCCTGACCGACGTTGTTCTGGACCTCGCCAAGGACTTTCCGTCTCTCGCCGCCGAAATCATTTCGCGCTGCGCCGACGCCCCGGATCAAGTCGAAAAATTCCGCCGACTCGGATATAGTGCCACGATAAAGGCGCTGCTCGCGATCTTCCGTCTCTCTAGCGAAGACGGAGGCGTTGAGTTAAAAAACTTGGGAGCGGGTCTGGTGGCGCTGTTGGAAAGCAACGGCGTACAGCTAGGCCCGCTGGCGACCCATTTGAAATCTACTATCGAAACGTCCGAGAACACGTCAGCTACCTAAAGGCGTTCGGACACCCTTGGGCGCACCGCTATCCGCTGGGAAAGCTGGCGAACGAGGTAACGCTGCTTGAGCGCGTCCAACGCCACGAGGCAGCTTTCAAGGCTTTGGTTGACCAGACCGTCGGATCGGCGGTATTCGGGAGCGGCAAGAAAGCCCGCGACAACCTGAAAGACTTGATTCGGAGACTTGAGGAATGACGACGAAGCGCGACATTGAACTCCTCATCTCCGCCCGCGACACGACCGGCCGGACCTTCAAACAGGTCTCGGCCGGGATCGCGGAACTAGCGGGTCAGATTGACAAGCAAGTCGATGCGGCCAAGCGGGGCGAGACCAGCCTCCAGAGCCTCAAGCAGACGCAGGACCAGCTTGCTCAGGCCGGACGTGATCTCGCGGCCGTGCAGGGGCAGATTGACGCCTACAAGCGGCTTGTCGACCAGCTTGCCAAGACCGGCAAGGCTGCGACTGACGCCGAGACCAACCTCGCCGCGTTCAAGGCCGGGCTAGAGGGCGTCGAGAACGTCACCGCCGCGCAAGAGAAGAAGCTGGCGGGGTTGGAGCAGAAGGTCGTCACCACGGGGGCAGCGTACCGCAAGGTGCAGGCCGATGTCGGGGCCGCCGCCGAATCGCTCCAGAAGGCAGGCGTAGCGACGGATAACCTCGACGCCGAACAAGCGAAGATCGTTGCGTCCGCCAAGGCGGCCGGGGCCAGCTACGTCACGCTCAAGGGGTCCATCGACTCCTACTACGACAACATCCGGCTCGCGCGGCAGGGCGAGGCTGATCTCGCGCAGCAGCAGACGTTCTCGCGTAAGCTGGCAGACGCTCAGCGGCTCAATGACGCAACCCAGTTTGTCCGGCTCTACACGCAGGCCGTGGACAGCGCCGCGCTGTCTGACCAGAAGGTTGCGGCGCTCAACGGGTTCCGCGAAGTCGGGCAAATGGCGGCTGAGGCCAGCCGGGATGTCAGTCGCTTTGTCCAAGAGGGACAGGCGATGTCTGTTACGTCCAGCGAGATCGCCGCCGGTCTCCGGGCGATCATTGATCCGGCGGGTGAAGCCCTCCGGGGGATCGACGGAATCGAAGCTGCGATCCAGCAGGCCGGGGCAACCATTTCCGCCGAGAAGCAGTCGGTCGGGGCATACTCACAGGCCCTCAACCAGCTTTCCGAGGCGAGCGCGGCCCTTGTCCGGACCGGCGCGCTTATCGACACGTTCAACGAGCAGGAGGTCGCGACCAACCGCGCCCGCCAGTCGTTCGCGCAGGCGCAAGCGGAGGTCCAGCGTCTCGGCCGGGCGATGCAGCAGGCCGACGTGCCGACTGACGAACTCGCGCGCAGCCTCGCAGTGGCCGAGAGTAAGCTGGCGGCGGCTGGCCGGGAACTCAACGCGGAAGAAACCCGGCTGGGGCAACTCAGCAAGCAGCTTCGGCAGGCAGGAGTCGATACCAACGACCTCGCCGCCGCGCAGGATCGTCTCGCCAAGGCCGCCAAGTCTGCCGGATCGTCGGCGCAGGCGGGCAACAAGATTCTGGGTCGCAACGGCCAGAAGGCAGGGGGCTTCCTTGGTCTGAACCCCTATGAACTCCAGAACCTCTCGTTCCAGATCAATGACGTGTTCACGTCGCTGGCTTCGGGGCAGAAGCCGCTCACCGTGCTGTTCCAGCAGGGCGGACAGATTGCCCAGTTGTTCCCCGGCATCGTGACCCAGCTTGGCCTCATGGCGGCTCGGTTCGCTCCGCTTATCGGGATCATCGCGACGTTCGCCATTGGTATCCACAACGTCTCGGCCGAGATCACGGCTCTCCAGCAGGCGCAGGCGCAGTTGAACCTTCGCGGGATCGGCGAGGGATTCGACCCGCAGAAGATCGTCGACGCGGGCAACGCTTTGCAGGAGGCCGGGGCCAAGGCCGAGGACGCAGACAAGGCTATCACCAAGGTCCTGAACACGACCAGCAACCCGGAGACCTTCAAGGCGATCATCGACGGCGCGGCCGAGATGGCGGAGAAGCTGGGGATCGCGGTGCCGGAGGCCGTGGACCTCCTGAACGGCGTTATGACCGGCGGGATCGAGAAGACCGAGGAACTAGCGACCCAGACCCATCTCCTGACCGGAGAGGAACTGGACCACGCGCAATCCTTGTTTGACGCGGGCAAGGCGGCCGAGGCGCGCCAGTACATCCTCGACGCCGTGACCAAGAAGCTACACGAGCAGGCCAGCCTTACGGACGGCGTGTTCACCCCGGCGGTCAACAACCTCAAGACGGCTTTCGGGAATCTCGTCGGGTACTTCAAGACGATTGCCGGGCCGGTTCTCGACTGGTTCACGCAATACGTCAAGAACGCCATCGTGGGCTTCACCTTCCTGACCGGCCTCGTGGCCGGAAAGAGTTTCAAGGACGCAGGGCAGGAGGCCGTCAACGCGGTTCTCCCCAAGGCTCCTCCGGGCGGCCCGGCACCCGCGAGCGCGCAGGATGTCCGGGACAGGCAGTACAAGCGGCAGCTTCAAGAAGAATCGGCGCTGTCCAAGGGCCTGACTTCGCAGGAGCGTCTTCGCCGGGCCGAGGTGGAGGCTCGCCGCAAGGCGCAGGCCGCCGGGGTCTCCAAGGGCGTTGAAGACCTCGCCGTACAGCAGGCAATCACGCTGGAGCAGCGCAAGATCAACGAGGAAGGGGCGAAGGGCGCTCGCAAGGCGGGGGCCGCTGCTCGGCGCGCCCAGCGCGCGGCTGAGACCTTGCAGAACAAGCGGGAATCGGCGCTCTCGCAACTCCAGAATCAGTTGAACCAGCTTGACGCGGAATCTGCTCGGGGTGGATCGGCCACGTTGGAGCAGCGGCTCGCGGTTGTCGACGCCAAGTACCAGAAGATTTTCGACACGATCTCCAAGCTGCGTTCGCTGGGTATCAGCAAGACCGCTGACGGGACGAGCCTTGACGACGTTGCCGCCCGCGCCCGCGCAGGCATGGAACTCGTCAAGCAGCAGGAGCGTATCAAGTTCTACGAGGACCAGATCAACCTCCTCACCAAGCAGCGCAAGGACGAGGTTGCGGTCATCTCCGACGCGCAGGAGCGCGGGGCGAAGTCGACGACCGAGGCGTACAAGGAAGCCGAGGCCGTTAACGCCCGCATCTCGCCGCAGATCATCGCTGCTGCCCAGCAGGCACTCGCCATCGCTCAGGCGATAGCCGGGGCCGATCCTTCGCCCGAAATGGTTTCCATGATCGCCGACCTCAAGCGGATCATCGGCGGCGAAGGGACGAACGGGATCGCGGCGAGCGTGGCGAAGTCCGGTTTTTCCGAAGCA